TATTGACATTTCGCAAGACCCTGAAAATTCTGATGTTTCGTCAGATGCAACCAATGTGCACGTTGTGATCCAAAATTCTATTTTTGGTCAAAAAGGTGCAGGCTTAGCGTAGGAGGTAGATAATGGCGATAAGTAGAGCACAACTAGCGAAAGAGCTAGAACCAGGTCTAAACGCATTGTTTGGAATGGAGTATGATAGATATGATGCAGAACACGCAGAAATCTACGACACAGAATCTTCTGACAGAGCATTTGAAGAAGAAGTGATGTTATCAGGTTTTGGTAACGCACCAACTAAAGCTGAAGGTGCTGGGGTTAATTTTGACACAGCAAATGAAGTTTACACTGCACGTTATACGCATGAAACAATTGCATTAGCGTTTGCTTTAACGCAAGAAGCTATGGAAGATAACTTGTACGACAGATTAGGTGCAAGATATACAAGAGCATTAGCTCGTTCTATGGCACACAGCAAACAAGTAAAAGCTGCGGCAACTTTGAACAATGCGTTTGACAGTTCATTCACAGGTGGTGATGGTAAGGAGCTTTGTGCAACTGATCACCCACTAGGTGGAGGTGGTACATTTAGAAATGAGCCAAGTACGGCTGCTGATCTAAATGAAACTTCATTAGAGAACGCTTTAATTGACATTTCAACATTTGTTGATGAGAGAAATATGATCATTGCACTACGTGGAATGAAACTTATTATCCCACCTCAATTACAATTTGTTGCTGATCGTTTATTAGAGTCAACTCTAAGACCAAGCACTTCCGATAATGATGTTAATGCTATTAAGAACATGGGTATGCTACCAGATGGTTATGTAGTGAACCATTTCTTAACAGATACTGATGCGTTCTTTATTAAAACTGATGCACCAAGAGGTTTCTTACATTTTGAAAGAGCACCTCTTGCTACTTCAATGGAAGATGACTTTACAACTGGCAATATGAGGTTTAAAGCTCGTGAAAGATATTCATTTGGATTTTCTGATCCAAGATGTGTATTCGGTTCACCAGGTGCTTAAATAAACCGAACAATTGTTAAAGGCGACTTTACAAGTCGCCTTTTTTTTTATATCTTTAAAAAAAAACCTTGACGAACAACTTAGTTCGACAATAGCCGAGACAAGGAGATTAATATGGCTAATACAACTTTTTCGAGTACCATTCGATCAAAGAGTGGTTTTAAAGTAATAAATGAAAGCTCAACTACTGGTGCTATTACAGAAACTGGTTTTTCAGTTAATTCAACTGGACAGTTAATTTCTATGGGTACAAGAAAGATTCAATCTTTTGCTGGTACTTTAGCATCAACAAATGCTGCTACAACTGCTTATGCAGACGGAGATTGTTTAGTGGAATTAGGAACATTAAATGTAGATGCTCCTGATGATTTAGTTACACCATCTAAAATTTTTATTCATAAGGCTTTAATTGGTATCACAACTGCTGCTGGACAAACATTAGCTGGTAACTTAGCACTAAGTTCTACAAGTGGTACTGCTACAAACGCAGCCGTAAGTGGTACAGAAATAGTAGGTGCTGGAGTAACATCATTTAACGAGCAATTAAGTGCTACACAATCTATCACTGAAATAGACGTTAATTTTAATGATACCGCTGGTAACTATCATATATTTGTTCCAAACGTAACTGCCGCAGTTGCCAATGTGCATTTATATGCTAGATCAACAACCACAGTCAATGCTGACATAACTGCTGGAAGATTTACAGTTGAATTAGAATACTCTGTATTTTAGGAGGGTAACATGGCTGATACAGTTGCAAGTCAAACCATACAAGATGGCTTAAAGACGGCTGTTTTAAAATTTACTAACGTAAGTGACGGCACAGGTGAAAGTGCCGTTACAAAAGTTGATGTAAGTGCTTTAGGAGGTGATGCAAGTGGACGTGCTTGTACAGATGCAACTATAGAAAAAATATGGTGGCAGTGTACAGGTATGAAAGTTAGTATTCTTTTTGATGCTTCATCTGATGTATTGGCAATACAACTAGGAGAAAATCAATCTGGTTATCACGATTATACATCTTTTGGTGGTATTCCGAACAATTCTGGTAGTGGTAAAACAGGCGACATAAAGTTTACTACTGTTGGACATTCTAGTGCAGATACTTACACAATTATTATGCAAGTAAGAAAAGGTTATTAATGTCTACAAAATTACAAGGTGATATAAAGGTTATTAATCAAAGATTAGATACTATTGAGAATAATCATCTTGCTCATTTACGTGAGGATATTAAATCTTTAAACCAAAAAATATGGGCGATAGTTGTATTAGCTATCGCNCAATTATGNTCTTTAGTTTTAATTCTTATNACGCAAATTATATGAGGTAAACATGGCAACATCAGGCTCTACCGATTTTGAANTAGCAGTTGATGATTATATAGAAGAAGCATTTGAAAGATGTGGTTTAGAAATACGNACAGGTTATGATTTAAAAACAGCAAAAAGATCACTTAATTTAATGTTAGCTGAATGGGCTAATCGTGGACTTAATCAATGGACAATTGTTCAAAGAACACAAGCACTTACAGCAGATGACTCAGAATATGATTTAGGAACAGACGTAATTGATGTATTATCTGTTGTCGTTAGAAGAAGTGGAACAGATTTTAATATGTCACGTATAAGTCGTGACACTTATTTATCTATACCCACTAAAACAACGACAGGTAGACCAACACAATATTTTCTTGACAGACAAATAACACCTAATTTAAAGATTTGGCCCGCACCTGAAAATAGTACAGATGTTATACATTATGATGCTTTAACACGTATACAAGACGCTGACACGATGCAGAATACTGTAGAAATACCTTTTAGGTTCTATCCATGCCTATCAGCAGGTCTTGCTTACTATATATCTTTAAAACGTGCACCTGATAGAATACAATTATTAAAAAATATTTATGAAGAAGAATTTGATAGAGCAATGGCAGAAGATAGAGATAGATCCTCTTTTACTATCGCTCCAAGTTTAGATTATTATAAGGTCTGATAATGCCAAAATATGCAAATCCAAGTAACTCATACGTAATATCAGATCGTTCAGGATTTCGCTATCGTGCTAAAGACACAAGAAAAGAATGGAATGGACTGCGTGTAGGTAAAGATGAATATGAAGATAAACATCCACAACTTGACCCTAGACCGAAAAAAGCAGATGCAGAGGCTTTGCGTGATGCAAGACCTGAAAGAACAGAACCATCTATAGAAGTTTTATTAGAGCTTGATCCTTTTAAAACAGGCAGTTCTGGAAGCAACACAGTAACTGTCACAGAGAAAAGTCATGGGAGATCTGCATCAGGAACAGTTAGATTTAGGAACGTAGTTTCTTTTGATGGTATAACAAAATCAGTAATGGAAAATTCATCTGGCTTTACTATTGCTAGTGTTGTTGATACAAATAATTATACAATAACAGTTTCAGATACTGCAACTGTAGGTTTAATAAAAGGTGGTGGCAAGATTGCTTCAGCAGGTCCTGTCACATTAGAGGCTTAAATGAGTTATACGTTAACAACTTTAAAAACATCTATAGAAGATTATACAGAAAATAATGAGACTACTTTTAAAAATAATTTAAGAAACTTTATTCGATCTACAGAAAATCGTCTTTTTAAAATGATTGATTTTGAAGTTTTTCGTAAAAATGTTACGAGTGCTACAAGTTCTTCAGATAAATTTTTATCTGTACCAACTGATTTTTTCTCACCATTTAGTTTGTCCGTAACAGTTTCTAGTAATACAACTTTTTTGTTAGAAAAAGATGTAAATTTTATCCAAGAATATCATCCTAATCCTGCGACCACAGGTGTACCTAAATATTATGCAAGATTTGATGTAAATAATTTTATTTTAGCTCCAACACCTAATAGTAATTATTCTGTAGAATTACATTATTATTATAGACCAACAAGTTTATCTGACAGTACAATTGAATTAACTGTTGGAGTAGCTTCAAGTTTTGCAGTTGGAGAAACAATAACTGGATCATCAAGTGGTGCTACAGCAACTATTGAAAGCAAAGATGATAGTGCGAACAAATTAACAATTATCGTACCTACAACAGCTTTTACAAATGGTGAAACAATTACAGGCTCTACAACTTCTCACAGTTCTGCTATATCAGCTATATCAAGCGACACTACAACTACTTGGTTAAGTAAAAATGCTATAAACGCAATACTTTACGGATCGCTTGTAGAAGCATATATATTTATGAAAGGTGAACCAGACGTGATACAACAATATGAAAAAAGGTTTATGGAAGAAGTAAGTCGTTTAAAAGATTTTGGTGAAGCTAGGGAAAA